AAGGAGAAACCTTTAAATGTAATGAAGGCAAAGCTACCTTTGAAGGTACTGAATATGGAGATGATGCACAGTATCAAATGGAGGAAGGAGAGGAGAACTTAGCTGATGATTGACTTTAAAAAATATATTTTAGAAGATAACTATTGGTATGAAGGATATAAAAAAGGTACTGTTAATGTATATTTTATACCTAATAATATAAGTGAAAGACCACCTAATATATTTAAAATTATAATGGGATATGGTCTACACAACAACGAAGAAGGAACACTTATGATAGGAGATAGATATGATTAAATATATTATATACACACAACATGCTTGTGATTTTTGTAACAAAGCAAAACAATTATTAATAGACGAGGGGTATCATTATGAAGAAAGATTATTAGATACACCTGAGAAACTAAAAAGATTTAGAGATGCAGGACACACGACTGTACCCCAAATCTTTTTACATATAGGTGGTCATGATGAATTATACGACTATTTATATGGAGATATAAACTTTAATCCAGACCCAGAGTTAGTAGAGAAAACAAAACCTAGTGCAAAGGTGTTACCTTTCAAAGGAAAGATAGGTGCTATCTCAGGAGAAGCAGATGAGTAAATACAAAGTAGAAATAGAATTAGACTTTGACAAACGACCTTCTAAGAAAGATGTACTAGATAGGTTGTGGGATATATTAAGAGATAATAAAGTTAAGTATAAATTACATAAGTATAACAATAGTTTATACGAAAGAGTTGAGAGGAGTATTAAGAATGATAAATATAAATAAAAAAATGATACAAATATTTATAGGTATTTTAGTATGGTATTTTCTATGTTTTATTGTGCCTTACATTGGGTATTGACTACATAAAAAATGTAATGTATAATGAGGAGTATATGGAAAATAATATGTATGTAATATCTATGCCTTATCCTAACAATATAAAGCTACCAGATATTTTAGAGGAAGATGATGGGCAAGTTATGTATTTTGAAACTGAAAAAGAAGCAAAGAAATTTCTACAAAGTTTGTATGACGAGAGAGGATTTATGATACAAGCATTGGTAGATGATAACGTGCAGATAATGAGGGTACAATGAACGAAATAAAAATTCTTAAAAAAAATGTTCGAGACCTACAAGAGCAATTACGTACTGCTTATGTAAGAATCAAACAATTAAAAGAAGAATTAGATAAATTAAAAGAACCTGACAAAGGTCTATATAATCCTGATGCAAGTCACATAACTAGAGATTTTAAAACAGGTGGATAGAGCAAGAGAAAGAAGACTAAAAGCTACAGGTAAATGGTTTCAAACTGTTAAGAAAAAAAGATTATGGTTAAACCATATCTTTCCTGTTCTTTTAGTATTAGGTTTTATTTTTTATATTATTAACTTATAAGAGGAAAAGATGACGAATTTATTAGCAGATGAAATTAAACAGCTAATTAAAGAACGATACTATGAATATCTAGAAGAGGGTTATGAATCTTTTGAAGCTATGGAGTTAGCTAAAAGAGATGTGCATGAAACAAAAGAATCTGAAATAGATACTTATAATGAAATGTATAATAGTTCTTTTGAGGTTGACTAAAATATATAAATAATATATAATTAATTTTTATGGAGAAACGTATGGAGAAAACATGGCTAGACAGGGGTGCTTGTCCTAAGTGTGGTTCAAGTGATGGTAATGTTAGACATTCTGAAGGATATAGCTACTGTTTTTCTTGTAACACTAGATTTGGAGAGAGTATGCAACAAGAAAAGGTAATACCAATGAAGACTGAAAGTTTAATTAAAACTGTGGGTACTACAGGTGCTTTGACTGAAAGAAATATTAGTAAGGAAACTGCACAAAAGTATCACACACAGGTAAAAGTAAATGGTAATATGAACACACACCATATCTATAAGTATTTTGATAGTGGTGGTAATAATATAGGAAACAAAGTAAGAGATGTGCCTACCAAGAATATGTGGGTAGAGGGTAATATATCTGCTGCGACTTTGTTTGGACAAAATTTATTTACAGGTGGTGGTAAATATATAACCATAACTGAAGGAGAGGTAGATGCAATGTCTGCTTATGAGTTATTGGGTAGTAAATGGGCATGTGTGTCTGTTAAAACAGGTGCAGGTTCTGCAGTAAGAGACTGTAGAAAAGCATTTGAATATCTTGATAGTTTTCAAAACATAGTTATATCATTTGATATGGATAAACAAGGACAAGAAGCTAGTGAGAAAGTAGCACAGTTGTTTAGTCCAAACAAATGTAAGATTATGAATATGGAATTTAAAGATGCAAATGAATATCTAAAGATGGGTAAGAGAGAAAAGTTCTCACAAGCATGGTGGAACGCACAACCTTATACACCTGCAGGTATTATTAATCTAAGAGACTTAGGAGATAAATTATACACAGAAGATTTCTGTGAGACTGTACCTTATCCCTGGGCTAAGTTAAATGAAAAGACTTATGGACTAAGAACAGGTGAGTTGATTACATTTACATCTGGTGCAGGTATGGGTAAGTCTTCTATTATGCGAGAAATGATGCATCATTTATTAAAGAATACGAATCATAACATAGGTATACTTGCATTAGAAGAGGGTATTAAAAATACTGCATTTAATATTATGTCAGTAGAAGCTAATGCTAGATTATATATCAAAGAGATTAGAGATAAGTTTAGTATGGAGCAACTAAAAGAATATGAAAAACAAACTATAGGCTCTGGTAGATTTTTTGCCTTTGACCATTTTGGTTCAATAGATAATGACGAGATACTATCTAGGGTTAGGTTTATGGCACAAGCATTAGAATGTAAGTGGGTATTTGTAGACCATTTATCTATCCTTGTATCTGGACAAGAGGAAGGAGATGAAAGAAAATCTATTGATGTATTGATGACTAAGCTACGAAGTCTTGTTGAACAAACAGGTATTGGTATGTTATTAGTATCTCACTTGCGTAGACCTGCAGGAGATAGGGGTCATGAAGATGGTAAAGAGATTACACTTTCACACTTACGTGGTAGTGCAAGTATTGCTCACTTATCTGATGGTGTGATTGGATTAGAAAGAAATCAACAGGATACTGATGAAGTGAAAGCTAATACAACAACACTAAGAATATTAAAGAATAGATATACAGGAGATACAGGTATAGCTACACATCTACATTATAATAAAGAGACAGGTCGTATGAAAGAGATTGACAATCCTTACGAAGTAGATTATAATGCAGAAGATAATACAGAGGAGGTACCTTTCTAATGAAGTGTTGGCATTGTGGAACAGAGTTAATATGGGGTGGTGACCATGATATTGACCATGAAGATGAAGATTATTGTATGGAAACAAATTTATCTTGTCCTAATTGTGGTGCTTTTCATGTAGTATACTTACCAAAAAATGAAACAGATGATAAACAAATTTGGATAGATGGTTATAAAGAATGGTTAGATAAAACAGAAGAACCAGAAATGTGGGAACATTATTGTCATGAAGAAAAAAGTATGATGGCTACAGGTAAAGGTGAGCCTTGTAACTGGTGTGGAAAAGAGGAGGAAGATTGTGAAAGTTGTTCTTGATATAGAAACAGACCAAATAGATGCTAGTGTAGTTAATTGTATCGTAGCTAAAAATATAGATACAAATGTGTCAACAGTATTTGACCCAAGTAATATGCATGTATTTAAAAACTGGTCTAAAGATATTGATAAATATATAATGCATAATGGTTTATCTTTTGATGCTCCTGTGCTAAATAGATTATTAGGTGTAGAAATAAAACCCTCACAGGTAACAGATACATTAATACTATCTCAAATGTTTAATCCATTACGAGAAGGTGGTCATAGTCTTGGAGCATGGGGAGATAGATTTAAATTTCCTAAAGGTAGTATAAATAGTTTTGCAACATACACACATGAACTAAGAAAGTATTGTCAGCAAGACGTAGATATAACACATAAGCTATATGAATATTTAAAAAAGGAAGGACAAGGTTTCTCAAAGTCTTCGATTGATTTAGAGCATCAAGTGAGAGTTATTGTAGACCAACAAGAAAGAAATGGTTTTTATCTTGATGTTAAAAAAGCTATGTCTTTATACAATACATTAAGAGATGAAGCAAATGAATTAGAAAAGTGGGGTCGTATACGTTTTGACCCAACAAGAAAAGACTTAAAAACAAAAATAAAATACATACCTTTTAATATAGGTTCACGACAACAGATAGCTGATAGACTTATGGAGATAGGTTGGAAACCAAAGAGACATACAGATAAAGGTAATGTTATTGTTAATGAAGAGGTATTAGATGGTATTGATTTACCAGAAGCTAAAAAGATTTCTAGGTACTTGTTACTTCAGAAAAGAATAGCACAAATCAAGTCATGGATAGAAGCATGTGATGATAATGATAGTAGAGTGCATGGTAGGGTTCTAACACTTAAAACTATCACAGGTCGTATGGCACATCACAGTCCTAACATGGCTCAGATTCCTGCTGTTCGTTCTCCATATGGTAAAGAGTGTAGGGAATGTTGGACTGTTGAAAATCCCTACACTCATTCCATTGTAGGTACAGATGCAAGTGGTTTAGAGTTACGTTGTTTAGCACATTTAATGAATGATGCTAATTTTACTGAAGAAGTTTTGAATGGAGATATACATACTGCTAATATGAAAATGGCAGGACTTACAGATAGAGACCAAGCTAAGACATTTATATATGCTTTTATGTATGGTGCAGGTGCTAGTAAAATAGGTAAGATAGTAGGTAAAGGTGCAAAAGAGGGACAAGTTTTAATAGATAGGTTCTTATCTAACATGCCTGCTTTAAAAAGAATTAGAGATGGTGTAACCAAAGCAGGTATGCGAGGTAAGATAAAAGGTATTGATGGTAGACTGTTGCATGTACGTTCTCCACATGCTGCATTAAATACATTATTACAGGGAGCAGGAGCAGTAGTATGTAAACTATGGTTAGTCAATATGAATAAAAGAATACAAGCATCAGGTGTTGATGCAAAATTAGTAGCTTCTATACATGATGAATATCAATATGAAGTTGCTAAAAAAGACGTGCAAAAATTTGGTAGTATTACCAAAGATGCTATGAAAGATACAGAGCATCAATTACAAATGAAGTGTCCATTGGACAATGAGTGGAAGGAGGGGACAACATGGGCACAAACACATTAGAACCTAAGACAAAAGACAGGAAAAAGTTTGACATAGATTTGCAATATGGAAAAGTAAAAGAAAAAATTATTGCAGATATGTTACAGAATAAAAAGATAGAAGTAAAATCTGAGAGAGGTATGTGGTTAAAGACAGGTAACATAGCAATAGAATATGAAAGCTATGGAAAACCAAGTGGCATTAATGCAACTGAAGCAGACTATTGGTTTCACAATCTTTGCATAGGAGATGAAGTTTATGGAACATTAGTTTTTAAAACTGATATGTTAAAGAAGATTGTAAACAGTACAGATAATAAAAGAATAGTATCTGGAGGAGACCATAATGCTTCTAAGATGTATTTAATGAATATACAAAAACTTTTTTCTTCAGATATTATTAAAAAAAGTATTGACTTTGATAATACTTCTATGGTATAATTTAATTTTATTAACAATATAGAAAGGATACACATATGAGTGTACTAAAAGGAAAAGCTTATTGGGCAAGCATTACAAGCCCAAATACTACGTTTGACTCTGATGGAGTTTGGACTATTGACGTTGGTAATCTTGATGATAAGAATAAAAAGATTGCTCAAGCTGATGGTTTAAATGTCAAAAACAAAAATGATGACAGAGATGATTTTGTTACTATCAAAAGAAAGGTTAGAAGAAAAGATGGTAATATGAACAAAGCTCCAGAAGTAGTTGATGCTCAAAAGAGAACCATGATGGGTACTCTTATTGGTAATGGTTCAGATGTAAATGTTTTATACTCTAAATATGATTGGGAGTATGCAGGTAAGTCTGGTGTGTCTGCTGATTTAAGAGCAGTACAAGTTACTAATTTAATACCATACAATGCAGATGCAGATGCAGACAATGCATTTGATGTAGTGCCTGATGGTTTTGTGTCTAATGAAGAAACAGATGCAAGGTTTGCTTCTTAACTAAGAAAGGACATGGGGAGTTCTGGCAAAAACCAACGTACAGTAATCAGCTTGGTCTCCCCATTTTATTTATTATGAAAACAATAGACACATTAGTTGAGGATATATATAACTTATTTGAACCTAGTATTAAAAATAATATAAAAGAAAAAGACTTAGATAAATATCTAGAACAATTTTCTAAAAGTGTAACTAATAATATTAAAACTGTTTTAAATGAACAACCTAGAAAGAAAAGAAAATTATCTTTATCTTCTATAGGTAAACCTACTAGACAGTTATGGTATGATAAACATTCTAATTCAGAAGCAAGACCTATTGCTCCATCTACTAGAATTAAATTTTTATATGGACATATACTAGAGGACTTGCTTATACTATTATCTAGAGTTGCAGGTCACACAGTTACAGAAGAACAAAAGCAAGTAGATGTAGAAGGTATAAAAGGACACCAGGATTGTAAGATAGATGGTGAATTAGTTGATTGTAAGAGTGCTAGTGGTTATAGTTTTAGGAAATTTGCTAATAATAATTTAGCATCTGATGACCCCTTTGGTTATATAGCACAAATATCTGCATACTCTGAAGGTAATAATGTAGATGAAGCATATTTTTTAGCAATAGATAAACAAAATGGTAGTCTTGCTTTGACTAGAGTACATAGTTTGGAGATGATAAATGCAAAAGAAAGAGTACAGTATCTTAAAAAGACATTGGAAAGTAAAAGAGTTCCTGATAGATGTTATAGTGATATTCCTGAAGGTAGTTCTGGGAATAGGAAGCTTGCTATTGGTTGTGTTTTTTGTCCTCATAAAAGAGAGTGTTGGTCTGATGCTAACAATGGTCAAGGACTTCGTGCTTTCAAGTATGAAAAAGGTACAACATATCTTTCACATGTTGCAAAAGAACCTAGGGTTCAAGAAATAATTAATTGGTAAAGGAAAAATATGACAATAAAAACACATATATTAGAAGCAGTTCATTCTCACTATACAGCAGAGAGAGATAAAGCATTAGCAAATATTAAGATACATCTTAACAATCCTGTAGGTGTAGGTGAACACCCTAAGATTG